TCATTCCATTTCAAGCGCATCGATTTTCACCTCCAGCTCCAGGGCTGTGGTAAATCCACTGTTATTCAGCGTATGAGTCACGGTAACCAGCGTCCAGGCGGTCTGGTCAATTTCGCGTTTAAAGCCGCTGACCTTGACCGGCATTTCGGGAGAGAGTTCCGCGCGGCCGCGTGCCAGAGTGATGGAGAAGGTGGCGACGCCGCGTTGCAAGCGTTCCCAGTTCGCTCTGGCCGCCCGTTCGGCATTGTGCTTTGAGGCGTAGGTGTGGCGCAGAACCAGTACGTTCTCCTCGCTACCTATCAGATAATCGCCCTGCTTTTCTGTGTTGGCGGACGCCTTTTTCCGCTTGTGTCTGACTCTGATCGTCTCGGGTTTGGCCTGGCGGGTATTGAGCCAGTGCGCCACCACGCCGGTATAGGCGTCACGGTCGGTGAGTGTAAACTGATGACTGTCGCCCTGCTGGCGGGTGAGGGTCAGTGCCGGAAGGGGTTTACCGCTCAGGGTCTGGTTCTGCCCCTGTTTAAAAAACAGCATTTTCCCTTGCTTGACCGCCATCACCGCGCCATGCTCCCTTGCCAGTCGCGTTAAGAAGCTGCCGTCTGATTCTTGGCTCTGGTCGCTGTGGGCCAGTTTGGTGTGTGCCATCGCCTGACTCATCACCGGCGTCAGCTTATGCCGGGCGGCTAGCGTTTTCACCACATCGCCGAGGGTGGTGTTATGGTAGGATGCTTCGCGCTGGACGTTGAGCGAGGCGCGAAAATCAGCGCTGCGGGCGCGTATCGTCAGCCGGTCGGGGATACCGCTGTGCTCGATTTCATCGACGGTAAAGGAGCCTTTATTTATCAGCCCGGTTTCCTTCCAGCCGAGAGACAGGGCAACGTTAGCCCCCCCCCGGCGAGGCAGGAGCAGACGGCGGTCGCTGTCATCCAGTTCAATATCCAGCTGGTCCGCCTCAAAGCCCCGGTTATCCGTCAGGGTTAATGACATCAGGCGGTGTACTATGTTGCCGGTGATATCGATGCCGTCGACGCTCAGCCGCCAGTCCGGGGTATGGCCGCCGGTGGTGCTATCAAGCAAGGCCGACAGGCTCATGATAGCAGCCCGTCCAAGGTGTCGGAAAGTGTGCCACTCAGGTCGTTAAGCTGCTGCGACAGGTCACCGAACATCTCTTTGAGGTTTTCATCGGTGCGCTTGAGCGTCAGGGTAAATTCTATGCGCCGCGCGGCGCCGTCGGAGAAAAACACGCTTTTGGTGCGGCTCAGGCTTTCAATCACAAACATCCCATGGATAGCCCAGTTACCTGCAATCAGCGACCAGGCTTTACCGGTTTCCGCCATTTTTTGTAGCGCCATTAACGAGATGCGCCCGCCGGTGATTTCCGGCAACAGCACGCCGCTCAGGGTGACGGTTTCTTCATCCGGGCCGAGGAACTGGCTTTGCGGGCGGCGGCCTATCCGGCTGTTGGACGGGTGACGCCAGGCCATCTGGTGCTGAAATTCCTGATAGGGCACGGTGTGCAGCATAAAAGCGAACATGCCTAATGCCATCATCATCGTTGTTTACTTGCGGTCTTCAAAACGGCTGTGGGCGCGGGCGCGTGCCTGGCGCTCGCGGGCCACCTTCCGCGCGATATCCTGCGGGCTATGGTGCGGCTGCGCCACAATCTGAATGGGCGCCTCAAGGCTGATATGGGTCATGCCGCCGGCAGGGGCCGCCGTACCCTGCTGGGCGCGATAATGGCTGGCCGGGAGGCTGTAGGGATGCAGCGGCGCCTGAGCAAGGGCGGACGACATGCCACCCATCATCAGAGCGGCGGCGGCCAGGCTGACGGTAGCGCGGCGACTGGTGACATTGACCGGGCCACTGATAATTTCCGTGCCGACTTCGCCCACCAGACCAAAGTGTCCTGCCGGGATGCGCCCACCCCTGTCATGCTCGCCGACGTAGTTTGCCAGCGGATGCAGCGCGGCAGTCGCCTGCACGGCGGTGTTGTCCTTCATCCAGTCCGGCAGGTAGTCGGTGAGCGAGGTCAGTTTACTTTTCAGCGCCTGCCATTTTTCATTGATGCCGTCCATCAGGCTATCGATGATACGAGTACCAAAATCCTTAAACCGTCCGGGCAGCGCTTGTAGATAATCCTGGATAGCCTGCCATTTTTCCCGCGTCGTCTGGCTGACGGACTCCCATAGCGCCTTGAATTTGGGCCCCAGAGTATCCCAGTTTTGCCATATCAGCACTGCCGCGCCGGTGATGACGCCAATTATCGCCAGGATCGGGTTGGCGAACATCAGGTGCCCCAGCCAGACAATGGCAGTGCCAATATGCCGGAGAGCACCCATCAGAAGCACACGTCCCGCCGTGGCAGTACGCCGTATCGCCTTGGACAGCAGAGAAAAGGCACCACTGCCCTTGATGCCCAGCAGGCCAAAGCCATAACGCAGCAGGGCGACAGGCCACAGTAGTGAGGCCAGTGCCAGGGTTAATGCGCCGCCGGCGGTCAGCAGCAGGCCAAAGCCGGCAGCGGTCACGGTGAGTATCTTCGCCGCCTGTTGATGTCGGGCAAAAAGACCCTGTACACGATTCTGTGTAAATGCCTTTTCTCAGAAGTGACCGTCCAGGCGGTCACCGAACTCGATAATAAAGTGGCTCATTGCCATGCGCCAGTCCCTCAAAGGCATTGTCCATTTCTGTGAGGCCGCCTGTATCGCCAGCCACACCACCTTTTTCACTGCGTCGTCGGTCGGGAACATCTTGCGCTTTTTGATGGCATGCCGGATCACGCTGTTTAACGACTCGATGGCGTTGGTCGTGTAGATCACCTTGCGGATGTCCGTTGGGTAGGCAAAGAACGTGGCCAGATTGGCCCAGTTTGCCTGCCAGCTTCGACTTATTTGCGGGTAGCGGATGTCCCAGGCACTGGAGAACGCTTCCAGCGCCTGCAAGCCGGCTTCTTCCGTAGGGGCCTGATAGATAGCTTTCAGGTCGCGGGTGACGGCCTTGTAGTCCTTCCAGAAGACGAACCGCAGGCTGTTGCGCACCATATGCACGATACACAGCTGGAGCCGCGCCTCCGAATACACCGCGTTAATAGCGTAAGGGAAACCTTTCAGCCCGTCTACGCAGGCAATAAGGATATCGTTCAGGCCGCGGTTTTTCAGCTCTGTCAGCACGTTCAGCCAGAACTTTGCGCCTTCATTTTCGGCCAGCCACATACCTAGCAACTCTTTCTGGCCTTCGATGTTGATGCCCAGCGCCAGGAACACAGATTTGTTGATGATGCGGTTGTCCTGCCGGACTTTTAGAACGATACAATCAAGATAAACAATGGGATAGATTGCATCCAGAGGCCGGTTTTGCCATTTGACAACCTGCTCCATGACCGCATCGGTGACCTTTGAGACCAGCGCCGGCGAGACATCGGCGTCATACAGCTCTTTGAACGCGGCGGCGATCTCGCGTGTGGTCATCCCTTTGGCGTACAACGATAAAATCTGGTTATCCATCCCGGTAATCCGGGTCTGGTTCTTCTTCACCAGTTGCGGTTCAAAGGAACCGTCACGATCGCGCGGAGTACGCCGCGCCAGCGGGCCATCGCCAGTGGTAACGGTTTTTGTGGAATAGCCGTTGCGGGCGTTGGTCCCCGGTTTAGGCTGATTTTTATCGTAGCCGAGGTGATGGGTCATTTCGGCATTGAGAGCTGCTTCGACGCTGATTTTTTTCAGCAGCCGATCGAAGTGACTGAGATCTTCAGGGGTTTTGAGATTTTTGGCCAGTTCGTTAGCCAGAGCCTGCAACTGTTTTTCGTCCATAAATTAACCTGTTTTTGATGTTGGATTGAACATATCAAAATTAGGCAAATACACAAATTTCTAAACAGGCTCCGCGCCGGCTCAGGTGTGCGCTTGGTGAGCAGGCATGCCGGCAGCAATATAGCGTGCGTTACTGGTGCTGGTTCCGGTCACATCCGATCACTGATTCCGATTTCACCCGATCACTAATTCTGATTTCATCCGATCACTGATTCCGGTCGCCCGATCAGAGATTCCGATTCTGTCCGATCGCTCATCTTCTGTTCCGCCATACTCTGGAGACTTTTAGCTTCCGGGGGCATGGCATGGCACGTAAAAAGAAGAAAGCGAGAACGGAAATGTGCATCTATATTAATGTCTTACGTATGAAATTCGAGCAGCGTCGCTCGAATCGCACTATCGCAGCAGCGCTCGGCATAGGCTGTACTACCGTGCACGATATCCTCGGCCGATTCACGGTAGCTAACCTGGTCTGGCCATTGCCGGCGGAACTGTCCCCCGTCGACCTCGACCGCCTGCTCTATCCCGGCAAATCCGGAAAAGTTATCAATACCTTACCCAGCTGGCTTGATATCGATACCGAGTTAAGCCGCAAGGGCATGACCAAGCAGCTGCTCTGGATGGAATATCAGTCCGCCGTGGGCGGTGATGCCCTCGGTTACTCACAGTTTTGTGCACTGTTCCGTGACTGGAAAAAGAAGCAGCGGCGTTCCATGCGCATGGAGCACAAGGCTGGCGAAAAGCTCTTCATCGACTTCTGTGGCCCCACCGTACCTATCGTCAACCCTGCGACCGGTAGCGTACGCCAGGTCGCTATCTTCGTCGCTGCCATGGGCGTGTCAGGCTATGCGTATATCGAAGCCTGCGAAGGCCAGGACATGGCATCGTGGCTCAACGCCAATAGCCGCAGCCTGCACTTCATGGGTGGGGTTCCGGAGCTGATGATACCTGATAATCTGCGCAGCGCTGTCAGCACCCCTGACCGCTATGAGCCGGTCATAAACCAGAGCTACCAGGCGCTGGCAAATCACTATGAGACAGTGGTGCTACCGGCGCGCCCGAGAAAACCGAAAGACAAGGCGAAGGCAGAATCAACTGTGCAGCTGGTAGAACGCTGGGTTTTGGCCCGGTTGCGTAAACGTAGGTTCTACTCGCTGGCCGAACTCAACCAGGTGATACGAGAACTCAATCATGAGTTGAATCTGCGCCCGATGCGTCATTACGGCGGACAAAGTCGCCTTGAACGCTTCGAGCAGCTGGACAAACCGGCTCTTGGGCCTCTACCGCCCACACAATGGGAATACAGTGAGTATCTCGTTGCCCGAGTGGGACCTGATTACCACATAGACTACGGCAAAAACTGGTACTCGGTGCCGCATCCGCTGGTTGGCGAGCGCGTTGACGTCATCGTCACCCAACGGCTGGTGCAAATCCACCATAAGGGCGTCTGCGTGGCTACGCACCCTCGCAGCAATAACGCCTATAGGCACACGACTCAGGCGGCGCACATGCCGGCTAACCATAAGGGGCAGAGTCAGTGGACGCCGGAAAGGCTGTGCAGTTGGGCGCTGTCGGTGGGTGTGTGCACACTGAAAGTGGTCGAGTCCATCCAAAAGAGCAAAGCCCATCCGGAGCAGGCTTACCGCTCCGTGCTGGGGCTACTCAATCTGCAACGGCGCTATGAGACGACGCGACTGGAGAAGGCCTGCGCGCTGGCGTTGGAGAAAGGGTGCATTAACCGCTCTTTCATAGCCAACGTATTGAAACACGGTCGTGAAAGTGAGGTCACCCAGGACGGAGCCGGCGTATCAATGCTGGTTCACGAAAACCTCCGAGGTCCGGACAGTTATCATTAAGGAGAATAAATATGGATACACTGTTAATGGCTCTGCGAGAGCTGAAGTTGTCGGCAATGGTCCAGGCGTTGGAGACGCAACGCGAACTCCCGGGGAGTTATGGGGAGCTGGGGTTCGAGGAGCGGTTGTCGCTGATGGTAGAAGCGGAAAATTTGCATAGAAAAAACAACCACATATGCCGTCTGCGACGGCAATCGCAAATGCGCTTGCAGGCAAAACCGGAAGATATCCGTTATATCCCTAGCCGAGGAGTGACACCGGAACAGATGCGAGATCTGCTAGGGGGACAATATCTGAAATATCAGAAAAGCATACTCATCACGGGGCCGACAGGTACGGGCAAAATCTGGCTCAGTTGTGCGCTTGGTGAGCAGGCATGCCGGCAGCAATATAGCGTGCGTTACTGGCGAGTGGGTCGGTTGCTGGCCCATCTTCACCAGTGTCAGGTAGACAGGACCTATCTAAAACAGCTTAAGCAGTTAGAAAAAATAGAGTTACTGATCTTGGACGACGTGGGCCTAGAATCAATAAGTCCGATGCAGGCAACGATGCTGTTGGAGGTGATGGAAGATCGCTACGACAAAAGCAGCAGCATCCTGATCAGTCAACTGCCGGTGAAAAAATGGTATGGACTGATAGAAAACCCCACGACAGCTGACGCGTTACTCGATCGGTTAGTACACCCCAGCTATAGACTGGAACTTAAAGGCGAATCACTACGCAAAGAGCAAGGAGTAGCCAACACAGGAAAAATAGACTAAACCCGAGTCAGAAGATGAGCGAACACGTGATCGAATATCACTGGAATGGGTGATCGGAAAATATCGGAATAACTGATCGGATGTCGCCGGAACAGCTGATCGGATACGTCGGAATCTGCACACGGCACCTGGGATTCAATGCGGGCCAGAGAATACTGGAGAAAACGAGCCTGTTTAGAAATTTGTGTATTTGCCTGATTTTGATATGTTCAATCCAACATCAAAAACAGGTTAATTTATGGACGAAAAACAGTTGCAGGCTCTGGCTAACGAACTGGCCAAAAATCTCAAAATCCCTGAAGATCTCAGTCACTTCGATCGGCTGCTGAAAAAAATCAGCGTCGAAGCAGCTCTCAATGCCGAAATGACCCATCACCTCGGCTACGATAAAAATCAGCCTAAACCGGGGACCAACGCCCGCAACGGCTATTCCACAAAAACCGTTACCACTGGCGATGGCCCGCTGGCGCTGCGTACTCCGCGCGATCGTGACGGTTCCTTTGAACCGCAACTGGTGAAGAAGAACCAGACCCGGATTACCGGGATGGATAACCAGATTTTATCGTTGTACGCCAAAGGGATGACCACCCGCGAGATCGCCGCCGTGTTCAAAGAGCTGTATGACGCCGATGTTTCGCCGGCGCTGGTCTCAAAGGTCACCGATGCGGTCATGGAGCAGGTTGTCGAATGGCAAAACCGGCCTCTGGATGCAGTCTATCCCATTGTTTATCTTGATTGTATCGTTCTAAAAGTCCGGCAGGACAGCCGCATCATCAACAAATCTGTGTTCCTGGCGCTGGGCATCAACATCGAAGGCCAGAAAGAGTTGCTAGGTATGTGGCTGGCCGAAAATGAAGGCGCAAAGTTCTGGCTGAACGTGCTGACAGAGCTGAAAAACCGCGGCCTGAACGATATCCTTATCGCCTGCGTAGACGGGCTGAAAGGTTTCCCTGACGCTATTAACGCGGTGTATCCGGAGGCGCGGCTCCAGCTGTGTATCGTGCATATGGTGCGCAACAGCCTGCAGTTCGTCTCCTGGAAGGACTACAAGGCCGTCACCCACGACCTGAAAGCTATCTATCAGGCCCCTACGGAAGAAGCCGGCTTGCAGGCGCTGGAAGCGTTCTCCAGTGCCTGGGACATCCGCTACCCGCAAATAAGTCGAAGCTGGCAGGCAAACTGGGCCAATCTGGCCACGTTCTTTGCCTACCCAACGGACATCCGCAAGGTGATCTACACGACCAACGCCATCGAGTCGTTAAACAGCGTGATCCGGCATGCCATCAAAAAGCGCAAGGTGTTCCCGACCGACGACGCAGTGAAAAAGGTGGTGTGGCTGGCGATACAGGCGGCCTCACAGAAATGGACAATGCCTTTGAGGGACAGGCGCATGGCAATGAGCCGCTTTATTATCGAGTTCGGTGACCGCCTGGACGGTCACTTCTGAGAAAAGGCATTTACACAGAATCGTGTACAGGGTCGAGAAACGTCTTCCTGAGATGGATCTCTCTGTACTGGCTGATGTTCTAACGCTTGTCTATAGCACTACAAGCCATCATTACCTGGAAAAATACGATCTGAAGGGGTAAGTAGCTCTTTTGTGTGATGCGCTTTATAGCTCATCGCTGCTCCTTTTTTGTGGGTGAGCATCATGCCCGTGTTCCGCCCAGAACATGGCGGGCATGATGAGAGTACCACAGAACCATGCGCCGGGCATGGTTAAAACCTGGCACCAATTAACCAATGAGGCAAAGAATTATGATACTACAAGATTTATGGTGGATGGATTATTTAGTACCGGGACTCCTGCTACTTATTGCGCTCTCGCTCTATGCGGTCATTATCGATATCAGGGAAAGCAGGCAGCGCAAAGATGACCAGATACGCGCCAAAGCACGCCGGAAACATGCGCAAGGCATTTCAAAAAAAGTTTATCGGGGATAAAAAGGAGTCTGTCATGAATCATTTTTGTGCCGACTATATGAATGAAGCATTACGACATTATTATGCTGACTGCGCGAATAAACCGGAAAAGAGGCCGGTCTATTTTCGTGTTCTGGCGCATGAGATACGTGAACTTCATCAGCTCGCCTTTTTCATCGGGGATAGGAGAAGTGTAGAGGCATTAAAGCCCGCACTCAAATCCCTGACATTAGGCAATGTCCCCAAGCCGATATTGCCGAAGGAGGTACAGCGTCATGTTATGCCGTCCTGCTCAGGCGGCTGTTAAAAATACCTGTCACCATCAAGGATTTTTATTATGAATACCGACGATCTGACCCATATTCTCTATCATGTATTGCCCGCCATGCAAAACGGTTTTTCTATTCGGGTGCAGGGTAATTACGCCTATTTTTATGTTGACCCACAAAAGCCTTACGCACAGGAATTTATTGCCGGAATAGAAAAGGATTTGAAGCGGCGCATAAAGTGGTTAATGGATAATCACACTGATGGCTTAGTGCCACAGTAATTTATTACCCGCCATTAAAGTGAAATAAAAACGGCGCATGACGCCAGGGCTTCGTACGGCTTGAATAAAGGAGAACTTACCATGACTGAAATACCCCATTCCCATCAGGGCGGCGCGCCAACTCGCATTCGCCTGACACCCGGTTTAACCGACCCTGATTTCATGACCATTGGTCTGGCGGCCAGAAAAAGCGAACGCGGACACCTGCTTGGCATGCTCGGTGCCTTTCTGGAATCGCAACGCGCTAGCGCTGTACCCGCAAACAAAATACTGGGCGCGCTGAATGACTGGATAGCGCTGTGTTTGTCAACGCTTGATATGACCAAGGAGTCACCATGATGAATCATCTCATGATAGATATTGAAACCCTCGGCGTTCGCGCCAGTGCGCCACTGGCAGCGATAGGTGCCGTCTTTTTTGAGCCCTCTACCGGCCAGCTGGGCAAAGCGTTTTATGCCCGCGTTGACCCGCGCAGTGATGAGGCTGCTGGCGCCCGTGCGGAAGTCGATACGGCGTTGTGGTGGTTACGTCAGGACACGGAAGCGCGCGCCGAACTGATTATTGAACCGCGCTCTTCTGCGCGAGATGCACTGAATGCGTTTCTGAATTACATCAACGCCAGCCAGATACCCGCTGGCCGCAAGCACCTGAATATCTGGTGTAAGGGCGGCAATTTTGACGTGGGGATTTTGGACGCTGCCTTTGAGCGCCATGGCCTGCCCATTCCCTGGCATTACTGGCGTGTGCGGGATATGCGCACCCTGCAATGTCTGGCGCAGGCAACCGGCTATTGCTCGCCCGCGCGCCAGATCCTGAAGCATCACACCGGCGAGGATGCCTACTATCAGGCGCAGGTGGTGGCGGAAATTTGGCAGCGTCATTCCGACGCTTTTATCGAACATTGCTGAGGACACGCAGATGAAACCTATCCTGAAATGGGCGGGCGGCAAGTCTCGCCTGATGCCCCGCTTGCGCCCCTTCCTGCCGGCGGCTGAATACCTGGTTGAACTGTTTGTTGGCGGCGCGTCAGTTTTTCTCAATACCGACTACAGCCGCTATGTGTTAGCCGATATCAACCCTGATCTCATTAATTTTTACCAGGCAGTGGTCAATGCGCCAGACAGCGTGATCCGGGCGGCACTACCTTTGTTCAGCCACGGCAGCAGCCAATGTGACTATAACCGGCACCGTGCCGATTTTAATCACCGGCATACGTCCGCTTGTATTGAACGAGCCGCACTTTTTCTTTACCTGAATCGCCATGGCTACAACGGCCTGTGCCGCTACAATCTGCGTGGCGGGCTCAATGTACCCTATGGCCGTTACAAAAAGCCCTATTTCCCTGCCGCAGAAATCCGCCTGTTCGCCGAAAAGGTCCGCGATACTCATACCCGATTTGTCTGCCTGCCCTTTGAGGAAACACTGGCGTTTCATGTAGATGAACACTGCGCAGTTTATGTCGATCCGCCTTATTTCGACTGCTTCACGGGGTATTACATCGCGCCGTTTCAGGACGAAGAACATCAGGCGTTGGCCTATGCCCTGACGGAGACCCACCTGCGCTGGGACGTCCCTGTCGTGCTCTCGGGCAGCAATACCCCCAAGACCCATGCCGCCTATCGGGGTTTTACGTTTCACTATACTCATGCCCGTTACAGCATTGCCGCCAGGGGGGCCAGCCGGGGTAAGGCCGGGGAAGTGATTGCCACGCTACCCGTGCGGCAGTCTCATCCGTTGGCCTCCAAACCCCATGCCTTCGTTGCGGCTGAGGGGCTGGAGGTTGCCTGATATGCCGCAGTCCAGCGTCGTCTACCCCTGGAACAACAAGCCCTTGCTGTCGATTGAGCGGGGTATTCCGACCCATGATGAAATGCGCCTTGCCGAACTTCGCCTCAAGGACACTCTCCAGGCGAAAAAACAGGTTGACGACCAACTGGAAACGGTCAGTTCAAGTATTTACTGGCGCTTTGACCAGCGCGAAAAGCAAAAGGGCTTTGACAGCGCCCTCCGCTGGTTGACCGAGTCCGTGGTTAAGGTGATGTTGCCGCGCATTGCGCGTGTGAACGCCGGCTACCGCCTGGATGAGATAGCCGACGACGATTTCCGGGCGCTGTTTGGCGACCGTGCAACACAATCCCCCCAACATAATGGCGTGGTGGCCTTTTTGCGCCTGCGCACCCAGCGTCAGCGCCTGCCCGACCTGGACAGTCAGGCGCTCAAGTCCCTGGCGAACGCCGCTGCCCATGCTGCCGCCACGGAAGTGGCCCGCCTGGACCCAGGCGCAGGGCGATAAAAGCGAATGGCGCATCGTCTATGACCACTATAAACACCTGGCCCGGATCACCCGCCTGCTGGGCCTACAGCCGCCGCTCTGGAGCAAGCTGGAAAAATGTTTTGTTCCCTTTGATGCCCAACCGGCCATCAGGCGTATGTGTGACGCGAGATGGCGGCTGAACAGCCTGCGCCGTACCGCCAACCGCTGGCGTGAACATCTGGCTATCGCCATGGGGTTATGTGCATAAGCACGCCTCCCCGAACGTCAGCGCCAGCGCCTTGCGTGACTGGCGCGAGCAACGCCGCCGCACCCGTGATTTTCTGAAAAGTATGGAGCTGGAAGACGAAGAGGGTAACCGCGTCAGTCTGATTGAGCGCTATGACGCCAGCCAGGCCAATCCCGCCATCCGACGGACTGAACTGATGGTGCGTATAAGGGGTTATGAAGATATCGCCAATGAACAGGGCTACATTGGCGAATTTGTAACTATTACCGCGCCCTCGGCCATCACGCCACGCTGGAAAACGGACGCGTTAACCGTAAATGGAACGGGGCCAGCCCGGCAGACACCCAGCGCTATCTCAATGACGTCTGGGCCTGCGCCCGCGCCAAATGCCATCGCCAGAAGCTGCGCTTTTTCGGTATGCGTGTTGCCGAGCCGCATCATGACGGCACGCCGCACACCCATTTACTGATATTTGCCCGCCCGTAAGACATGCCCCGCATCCTGGAAATCCTGCGCGACTATGCCATGGCGGCAGACTGTGAGGAATTACGCAGCGTCGTCGCGGCAAGCGCCCGGTTTGACGCCAAAGCCATTGACCCGGAAAAAGGCAGCGCCACCGGGTACGTTGCCAAATACATCTCAAAAAACATCGACGGCTACGCCCTGGACGGTGAAACCGACGACGAAAGCGGCAGACCGTTAAAGGAAAGCGCGCAGCGCGCCACCGCCTGGGCTTCACGCTGGGGCGTTCGTCAGTTTCAGTTTATTGGCTGCATTCCCGTCACCGTCTGGCGGGAGCTGCGCCGCCTGAATGACAGCGAAGCCGCGCACGGCCTGAGCGTGGAATTTGCCGCCTGCCACGATGCGGCCAATGCCCCCGGCTGGGCCGGGTATGTCAATGCCCAGGGCGGGCCACTGTTCAAGCGTGATGATCTGGCGGTGCGCAACTGGTACCAACCGGCCGAAGTACTCAATCAGTACGGCGAGGAAATGCTCAGTATTCGCGGCCTGTTCGATACGGTCGTTGGCGGGGACTCGCCGTTCCTGACCCTGTTGAAGCAGTGGAAGATTGTGCCGAAGCTGGCCGTTGACGTGAGCAACGCGGACGCGTTGCCTAGGAGTTCTGTCACTAACTGTACGGGGGATCCGGGACCGCCAACCCCAGATTGGCGCACAACACCGCCATTACCGCCCCCTGAGGCAACCTTAAATACCCGAATTGAGAAAATTTATCGCTATGCAGCAGAAAAAGGCCTGGTTCTGAGTCCTGCGGACGCCAGGTCGTTGGCTGAAGGCAAAGTGATGAAAATTGACGGCCAGCACTATTGCGCCCTGGCGACCGGCGTATTGCTTGCCCGTGCGCCCAGCACAGCAGAAAAAGCAGACGTATTGATGCAGCGCGTTGGGCGGCTATGCAAGCGAAAGGTGACCTCGGTTTTACATGACCCCATCGGCCAGCATGACCACCGCGCAACATAAGGGGAAGGTGTGACCTGATGAAAATATATGCAAATAAAACAGATGGATAAGTGATGACAATTCAAAGTACCGATATGCAAGCAAAGGTGATCTACATCGCCGGCCCCATGACCGGGAAACCCGATTTCAGCCGGACAACCTTTTCCCTGGCCGCTGTCCGGCTATCCGCTCAGGGCGCGATCCCACTCAATCCCGCCATGCTGCCGGGTGGCCTTTCCGAGGCCGACTACATGCGTATCGGCCTGGCCATGTTGCAATGCGCTGAAGGGATTTACTTGCTGGACGGCTGGCAGGACAGCGTGGGCGCCTGTGCTGAAGTGGCATTGGCTAAAAAGCTGGGGCTGGCCTTCCGCTTTGAGACAGCTCAGACAGCAGCCGTGGATGGGCGGCCAGATGCCTGATATTATCGACATTACCAGCGAACGCGAGGAACTGTTCCGCGAACGTGCTATCGCTGAAGCAAGACGGCGTTATCGCCCGATGGCCATCACTGGTCACTGTTACAATTGTGAAGAGGAAACCCTCGGCAATTTTTGCTGCCCGGAATGCCGGGAAGATTGGGAAAAACACCAGTATGCCAGGCGTCAGCGGCCCGTGAGGTAATAAAAATGATGATGACCAGGCATCCGGTCTCATTTTTGTTTAAATTTTTTCGCTAAACTTTACCCTATGCCAAAGACACCATCACATCACGATGCGCTATTCAAAAAATTCCTCGGCGATATTGAAGTTGCCCGGGATTTTCTTGATATCCACCTGCCACCCTCTATCAGAACATGTTGCGATTTAAACACGCTGGCGATGGAGTCCGGCTCTTTCGTCGAAGACGACCTGCGCAGCCGGCTCTCTGATATGCTGTATTCGGTACAGACGACAGCCGGCGCAAGTTACATCTACGGTCTTATCGAGCACCAGAGCCGACCAGAAAAACTGATGCCCCTGCGCCTGCATCGCTACAGCCTGGCAGCCATGCAGCGGCATATTGACCAGGGGCATGAAAAGCTTCCCGTGGTGATCCCGCTGCTTTTCTACCATGGACACACTTCTCCCTATCCGTATAGCACACGCTGGCTGGATTGCTTTGCCGATCCTGAGCTGGCAGAATCAGTCTATATGCAAGCTTTCCGTTGGTTGATATCACCGCGATGCCGGATGATGAGATATTGACTCACCGGCGCGTTGCCTTGCTGGAGCTGGGTCAGAAGCATATCCGTACCCGTGATATGCTGGAGTTAGCCAGCGATATTGCCCGGCTACTGCTCAAGTGGCCTGTGCCACTTGAGCAGTTTCAGGGATTGATGTATTATATTGTTGAGCGAGGAAACACGTCGGATGCAGAGCAGTTTCTGCATGATATTGCCGCGCAGATAGCGGATTATCGGGAGGATGTTATGACTATTGCAGAGCAGCTAAGACTGAAAGGCCGACAGGAAACCCGCATTCAGATCGCCCGCCAGCTTCTGGCTAATGGTGTTGACAGAGAAGTCGTTAAGCTTTCCACTGGGCTAAACGATGCGAAACTCGACAACTTGTAACTTTATTTTTATTAAAATAGTAAGGATTAAAAATGACTGCACTTTCTATTTCTCGCTCACCTGCATTAAATGCGCATTCCGTTCATGCAAAAGAAAATAGCAAAATGGAATATGGATATAACTTTTCTTCACTTGAAACTTTAAAAAGCGCTGCTCGGAATAATGATGATTTTAGTATTGACGCTTTATTTACATTAGCGTGTGAGAACAGCCCTGTTGGATTAGAGGCCGAATCTTTTCTTTTTGATTTGTATACAGGAAAGGAGGCAGGGCATCCTGACCTAAAGGAACAACTAGGAAAAGACAGTTTAAAGTTATGCGAGATCGTGCAAGGAAGAAATAAAAACAAAACACCAGAAGAGGCATGGTCTATACCTGATAAAGTTTTAATCATGGCGGGTTTTGAAACTCAAGAAAGATCACAACAGAGAGAAGAAATTTTAGAAGAAATAAATAAAAATAGTAAGCTTTTGTGCCTGTGTTGATGATGGGGAGCCAGTCAGCTCATCATTTTTCCACACAAACCGATTAATCACATCAGCGGAGTTGGACTCCGTTTCTAAATCACTAAATAGTAAAGAAGGTGGTTTAAAATTCCATGATGCGGTAGAAATACCCGCTACTGCTATTGATAATGAACATATACCACAAAAATTATTGTCTACATTGCTAAACATTGACAATAAGGGAAAACAAATACCTTCATTAGGAGATTTTATCCCCTTACTGTTTCGAGGTCATTGGGTTTTGTTTGGGTTGTCTACGACCAACTCGGGAGATAAATCAGCAATATTGTTTGATAGTACAAATTATCTAAATAACAAAGAAATGAATTTCATACAAAGATTTTCCGAATTTCTTGGAGCCAATGAAGTTTCAGTAGTACAAGAATCGTTCCAAGAAAATGCACCTAATGCCTGTGGTTTGTTTGTTTCTAACACTATGAAATATATAGAAAGAAACCCAAACAAAACACCATATGAATCTTTGACTAAATTTGTGAAATCGTTTTCAGAACTAAATAGTACCGAACAAATGTTGTTTAATCAAAGGGGCCGAGCTGAGTTATATGGTTCGTTATTGGATAATGTATCCTCCCGGATCTAGCTGTAACAATTACGGGTATATCAACAATCCGTCAAAATCCCCTGACCTTCATCGGTCAGGGCGTGGAGTTTTTCGCATCCCGCGCAGACCTTGCCGGTGTTTTTCACCACCCGGATCGCCCGATCATCCCATAGCTGTAACATCTCGCTGTCTTTCATATTCGTGACGGTTAACGCCGGCAGCCCCTGTGTACGCAGCTAGCTTTGCACCGCGCGGACACCGTCCGCTGTCGCCGCCCGTGCGGTAAAATCCTGACCTCGCGTCCTTCACTCAGCCAGCGCCTGATGCGTTGCATCATCGGCCCCACCGGCTTGCCGATGCGCGCGCCCTGGCCTGTGCGTGACTCGGCCAGCGTGCCGTCCAGGTCTACGCCTATCCATCCCATATGCTGGTTTTCCTAAAACCCCTGCATCACGCCTTACCCTGACCGCCGCCAGCGTAAGCGAAATGCCTGTTTATTCATAAAAATAAATAACATACCTGCTATTCACTGTCATCTCAACACGCCCGGAATCCTCTCAGAGCGCCTGTATGGGCCATAGCGAGGCGTCGTGCTGAGAAAGCGGCTTTTTTTTCTCGTCCTGAAAACGCGCGCTTCACAGAATGGCTCTCCTGCGCCAAAGCGCAGGGTTGGTTTTGCCTTCCAGACCCCTTTTGCGCGCGGTCCCCCCGCCTGCGCGCTGTTCACTTAATTATTCACTTTTTATGCACCCATTCATACCCCATAAACCCTTGTCCGACGCGGCTTTCAGGTCGATTTTTTCTCAAAAAAAGTGTTGCGTTTTGTTGCGCCCCTGTGTTGCACTCTTCGGTGTTGTCGTGAGCGCCGTTTTGGTGGTTTATCCGGCCTCATTATCCAGCAGCTCATAGGGCTTAAATCGCACCACCTCTTCGCCCACCCAATCGTTAATTTCGCTCAGACGTTGCTGAAGAGGGGCAAGCTCATTAATGGCAAACACCCGCGCCGCTTTTTCCACATCACCAAAGCCGCCGGTATTGTTGGGTAAAATCCCCATCATCTGGGGCGGGATGCGCTGCGCGGCCAGCTGATCATCCCGGCTGGTGTTTTTGATGTACATAAACTCATCCTTTGCCGCCACCTCGGCCAGTGGGATAAGCTGCAGCCCGTCTTTTTTGCCGTTCGGCGCATACATAAACAGGTTGCGGAAGTTTCCTGGCCCTTTCGAGCTCTTCAGCGCCTTACGAAGGTCGTCGATATCGTCCTGACTATGCGCAGCATCGTTCATGTACAGGATAAAGCCGGCGTGGCTGTCGTTGAGGTAGTATTTGCGGCGAAACAGTGTCGCCGCTTCATTTAGCCACACTGAATTCAGGGCGGAAAGGTACTCCGGCACGCCGTAAATCTCCTGGTTAATATCCGGATCCAGCAGATGAAATACCGCGCCTGGCGCAAACGGGTGGGGTGTCTGAGGCTGGGCGACATACCAATAGGCGCCTGGCTCAACCCCCACGCGGGTATACTTGGCCGGGCTGGGGGTGAGAGTCATCACCTCACCCAGCCGGTTCACGCGGCTTTCAAGAAAGGCGTTGCCAAACACCATAAAATCGAGCGTAAAGCGGCTAAAATTCTGCTTGGACAGCAGACTGTGGGGCTGAAACAGGCTCACCAACACATTGCGTTTCATATAGATAGGTGAGCTGTGATGCACCGTTGCGCGGAAGGTCTTTGCCAGTCCGTTAAAGGACACCGGCGGCGCATACCAGCGATCGACGATGGCACACTTCAGATAATCGAGCATTTCACGCCGATCCATCATGGGGAGCGGATCATCAAAGGTAAACACCTCGGCACGTGGCGCGCCCGTGCGCGGTTGTGGGCCTGTTTTTGGCCCCTTGCGGGATTTACGCATCTTAAAATATCTCCATAAAGCCAGCGTTGGTGCCGGTTGTCCCTTCGAGGGGTTCATTTAACAAGGCATGCATCACCGCCCAAGCGACGTCACCGTGGTTGACGCCTTCGGTGCGGCTGGTGACATAGGTGGCCCGCCGCCCGGAGGTGGTCAACTGCCGACGGATAGCCATAAACGCCTTGGCGATATCCAGGCAGCCGGCATCAAACTCCAGGCGGCCGGCGCGGATGACATCCTTAGCTTTCAGCACCAGATCGGTTTTCATTTCCAGGCTGTAGTTGATGGTGTTGACGGCGGGAAAAAACTGGAGAACCAGCTGGGATACCGCACGGCCCAGGCCGGTGTTGTCAATGCCGATATAGGTCACGTTGTAGCGCTCGGTCAGCCCCTTGATGTTGGCGGCCTGGGCGGTAAAATCCATGCCCTTCCACTGATGGCGCTCCAGTACCCGAAACGGGCCGCCCGGTACGCGTGGGGGCATTACCACCGCACAGCCGGCGCTGTCGCCGTGCTCGGAGCTGGCCGGATCGTAGCCTATCCAGACTTCGCGATCGGCGGCCGGCCGCCGGGCAAAGGGTTTCACATCCGTCCAGCGTACCCAGCTGTCCACCATGCAGCGCTCCATTTCCGCCAGGGAGAAGGTGGTGGTAGCATCATCAATAAAGTGGCACAGATAGAGGTTGGCAAAATCCTCATCGCTGTTTTCGGCACGCAGATCATCGATAGTCAGCAGGTTGCAGCCCCCGTGTACCGCGTTCTCTACGGTGACAATCTGCCGAAACTGTTTATCCTCACACAGCACGCCACCGGCCAGTCGCTGATGGCTGACATCGATGTCTTTCTGTCGGGCGGCCGTTTTCCCCTTGTTAAACAGCGTGCCGTTCCAGAAGGCATAGGCTTCATGGGTCACACTCGACGGGGTAGAAAAATAGGTTAACCGGTAGCGATTTTGCGAGGCCATGCCGGACGCCACCTTACGCAGCTTGCGAAAGCCGGGGATCCAGAAATATTCGTCCAGATAGAGGTTACCGGAACGCCCCTGGGCGGTATTGGCATTGGTGCCCAAAAAGTGCAGCTCGGCACCGTTGGGCAGGATAATCACCTCGCCTTTCAGCGCGACGTCCACTTCCTGGGCAAACGCCACAATATAGTTCTTGAATTGGTGCGCCTGCGCTTTGGACGCCGAGACAAACATCTAGTTGCGCCCGGTATCCAGTGCGTCAATCAGCGCTTCGCGGGCAAAATAGAACGTCGCCCCTATCTGGCCGATTTCAGCAGATTACGGATGCGGAATGCCGTAGACAGACCCGCCTGATACCAGGTACGTTGGTAATCGTAAAGCGAGTCCAGAAAAAGCGCCTTTAGCTGCGTATGCTGCTCAGGGGTGAGCGCATTGCGCAGCGGTTTTTTGCGCGGGCCGCGGTTGCGATTTTCCACGTTAGGATTGAGATCGGCTTCATTGCCGCCGGCGTTATATTTGCCAATCCGTGCATGACGCTCGGCCTGCCGGGCCAGCAGGTCGATTTCCTTGAAATCTCGCCCCGCTTTATCCAGCTTCATGATGAGCTGGTTATACCGTGTGGCGGTGATCGCCTGCATTTGCTCAAGCGGGGTGTAGTCGTCCCATTTATCGCACAATTTCCAGCTTCGCACCGTCGCGGGATTTTCCCCCACCCGTTCAGCAATGCTGGCCATCTTCATTCCCTGCCAGTAGAGGTGCATCGCCTGATGGCGGGGATCTTGCTCACTGTGGCTGATATCGTCTGTCATAGTCTGTCCAGAATTGGAATTACCTGACTGCAAGGCTATCTTGCCTGGCCGGGCAACACGCCCGTCGCCCCCTGTATCCACCACCACACAAGACCGGCACATTGTTCCTGTGCGCGCGCCACGCCAACTTGGGGAAAATACCCGGCCGCGAATGGCCCACCTTATCGAGATCCTTGGGACGTCATCCATGAAATCATAGTTTTTCCGCGTCGCTGTTGAAGGGGCGACCAGCGACGGACGCACCATTGAGCGCCAGCATATTCAGGAAATGACGGACGCGTTCGATCCGGCTTTCCGACCGACACGTGCCAATCTGGAGCATGTCACCAATCTGTTCCCCGACAGCCTGTTTAAATCGCAAGGGGATGTGCTGGCCCTTAAAGCCGAGGACATTGCCTACGGGCCGCTCAAGGGCAAGCTGGCGCTGCTGGCCCAGATTGACGCCATCGACGACCTGGTGGTGCTGAATAAACGCCGGCAAAAGATTTACACTAGTATTGAGAACTACAAAAAATTTGCTGACACCGGCAAGGCTTACCTGACCGGCATCGCCTTTACCGATAATCCGGCTTCGCTCGGCAGTGAAATAATGATGTTCAGTGCGCAACATCTGGCGGACAGAGGCCTCTTCTTCGGCGCCTGCGAGGAAACCTGCCTGGCCTTTGGGGTGCCGGAGGCTGACAAGCCGGGCCTGTTTAGCCACATCGCCACCCTGTTTGGCAAAAAGCAGTCTTCTGATGATCAGCGCTTCGATGACGTGCATCAGGCCGTGACATTGGTGGCGAAGCATCAGCAGGGACTGGACGCGCGGCTGGGTGAATTCTCGGCGCTACCGGAGGCCATGGCGGCACTGTAAGCCCGTCAGGGTGCGACAGAAACCGCGCTGGACGCCTTAACCGCCCGTCTTGGCAACACTGACCGCTCCCCAACGCGGCGCGAACCGGCCACCGGCGGCAATGGTGTGGCCTTAACCGACTGCTGACAGATGACAGGAAAACCCGAATGAATCCGAATACCCGCAGCCAATACAAGGCATTTTTACAGCAGGTCGCGCACCTGAATCATCTTGACGCCGAGGATGTGGTCACCCGTTTTACCGTTGACCAGTCAGTCAGTCAGATGCTGGAGTCCAAAATCCAGGACAGCAGTGATTTCCTGAAAAAAATTAATATCGTGTCGGTCGATGAGCAGAGCGGCCAGAAGATTGGCCTGGGGGTCGATCGCCCGATTGCCAGCACCACTGACACCGATACCAAAGAGCGTGAACCCCTCGACCCCAGCAGCCTGGATGAGGTGGGCTATGTCTGCACCCAGACCAACTTTGATACCGCACTGAAATACGCCAAGCTGGATGCATGGGCCAAGTTCCCGGATTTCCAGACCCGTATCCGCAACCAGATTGTGAAACGCCAGGCACTGGACCGCATCATGATCGGCTGGAACGGCACCTCGCGTGCCAAAACCTCAAACTTCCAGGTCAATAAACTGCTGCAGGACGTGAATATTGGCTTTCTGGAAAAAATTCGCAAAGGTGCTGCGACCTAGGTGATGAATAAAATTGTTTCCTCCTCCGGTAGCGTGGTGTCCGAGAAAATCCGCGTCGGTGTCAAAGGGGATTACAAAAACCTGGATGCGCTGGTAATGAACGCCACGGACGAGCATATCGCGCCCTGGTTCCAGGACGATACCGAACTGGTCGCGATTTGCGGTCGCTCGCTGCTGGCGGATAAATACTTCCCGCTGGTTAACCAGGTGCAGCCCAACAGTGAAATGCTGGCAGCGGATCTGATTATCAGCCAGAAACGCCTGGGCGGCCTGCAGGCGATACGGGTACCGTTCTTCCCCGATAACACCATTTTGATCACCCGCCTGGATAACCTGTCCATTCTACTGGCAGGACGGCACCCGTCGCCGCCACCTGATGGATAACCCGAAGCGGGATCGCATCGAAAACTTTGAGTCCGTCAACGAGGCGTATGTGGTCGAGGATTATCAGTGCACTGCGCTGATTGAAAATATCCAGATCCTCGAGCCGGAAGCCGCGCCGGCCAAAAAGCCAGGGGAATAAGGGCTGATGAGTAATCCTGCCCGTTATCACCGCGCCTTTGTGGCCGCCCAGTTGGCGGCCTCACAGGATGAAAGCGCGCAAATGAGCCATCTGGGCCATTACGAGCTGCTGCTGTTCAAGCTGAAGCAGGATTTGGACTGGCTGCATCACGTCGAATCCCGCCGCCGCAAGGCGCAGCTCAAGCGCGAGATGTTGCCCATCTATCAGCCGTGGGTCGCCGGCGTGCTGGCAAGCGGCACCGGGGCGCAGAACGCTGTACTGATGCGGATACTGGTCTGGCTGCTGGACGTGGGCGACATCACCGCGGCATTAGATATCGGCGACTATGCCCTGTACACGATTCTGTGTAAATGCCTTTTCTCAGAAGTGACCGTCCAGGCGGTCACCGAACTCGATAATAAAGCGGCTCATTGCCATGCGCCAGTCCCTCAAAGGCATTGTCCATTTCTGTGAGGCCGCCTGTATCGCCAGCCACACCACCTTTTTCACTGCGTCGTCGGTCGGGAACACCTTGCGCTTTTTGATGGTATGCCGGATCACGCTGTTTAACGACTCGATGGCGTTGGTCGTGTAGATCACCTTGCGGATGTCCGTTGGGTAGGCAAAGAACGTGGCCAGATTGGCCCAGTTTGCCTGCCAGCTTCGACTTATTTGCGGGTAGCGGATGTCCCAGGCACTGGAGAACGCTTCCAGCGCCTGCAAGCCGGCTTCTTCCGTAGGGGCCTGATAAATAGCTTTCAGGTCGCGGGTGACGGCCTTGTAGTCCTTCCAGGAGACGAACCGCAGGCTGTTGCGCACCATATGCACGATACACAGCTGGAGCCGCGCCTCCGGATACACCGCGTTAATAGCGTCAGGGAAACCTTTCAGCTCGTCTGCGTAGGCGATAAGGATATCGTTCAGGCCGCGGTTTTTCAGCTCTGTCAGCACGTTCAGCCAGAACTTTGCGCCTTCATTTTCGGCCAGCCACATACCTAGCAACTCTTTCTGGCCTTCGATGTTGATGCCCAGCGCCAGGAACACAGATTTGTTGATGATGCGGCTGTCCTGCCGGACTTTTAGAACGATACAGTCAAGATAAACAATGGGATAGACTGCATACAGAGGCCGGTTTTGCCATTCGACAACCTGCTCCATGACCGCATCGGTAACCTTTGAGACCAGCGCCGGCGAGACATCGGCGTCATACAGCTCTTTGAACGAGGCGGCGATCTCGCGGGTGGTCATCCCTTTGGCGTACAACGATAAAATCTGGTTATCCATCCCGGTAATCCGGGTCTGGTTCTTCTTCACCAGTTGCGGTTCAAAGGAACCGTCACGATCGCGCGGAGTACGCAGCGCCAGCGGGCCATCGCCAGTGGTAACGGTTTTTGTGGAATAGCCGTTGCGGGCGTTGGTCCCCGGTTTAGGCTGATTTTTATCGTAGCCGAGGTGATGGGTCATTTCGGCATTGAGAGCTGCTTCGACGCTGATTTTTTTCAGCAGCCGATCGAAGTGACTGAGATCTTCAGGGGTTTTGAGATTTTGGCCAGTTCGTTAGCCAGAGCCTGCAACTGTTTTTCGTCCATAAATTAACCTGTTTTTGATGTTGAATTGAACATATCAAAATCAGGCAAATACACAAATTTCTAAACAGGCTCGTTAGATTCGGTGCAATATCTTTATTGACAAACGACATTGCGCCGATGGTCACATTGTCACCAATTTTAATATTTCCTATAATGCAGCTATTTGCTCCAATAAATACGTTATCGCCAATAATAATTTTTCCATCATTGGTCATATCATTTTGGTGTTTTGCACCAATTGTGGTATTTTGGAGTATGGTGAAATTTTTACCGATGATGCAATCGGCTCGAATGACCACACCTGTAAAGTGTCCAATTTTCAATCCTGGGCCAATAGTGGCTTCCAGAGCGATGTCTGTGGCGTATTTTCGATTTAAATTTCGGTGTATTTTACGTGTTAATTTATTGATGAGGTAATTTTTACGACAAGACGCCAATTGGCACACCCTGAGCCAAAAATAAAATCTTCTTTACAGGGCATTTAATAGCACGGCGTAGCAGTTTCAGCCATGAAAATTTTTTGCCAGACATAAGTACTTCAGCATTAAAGCATTCTTCAATATGTTTGTTATTCGTTTTTTCTCTACATGAAAACATTGTGGGTGTATTTATATTTTTACAAAGACGCCGCCTATTTAACGACTGTTACACGTTCGTTTCAAATTGCTACGGGCGATCGATACAGTGACATCGATCGTTAAAAACGATCGTTTAATGCGGCTATATGCATAATCTTCAATGCAGAAGGCGACGCATATCAGTGCCAATTTGTCAGTGTCAATTGAAATCTGCACCATCCTACCAAAGTAAAACCAACCGACCTACTTCTGTTTGATGTGGCCTATGCCGCAGACGAGAGAGGCGCGAAAAGCACTTAAAATTCCCTCAGGAGCTTCAACGCGCCGATACGTGAGGGCAAAGCGAACTTTCACTGTCATTCCGGCTTTGTTGAATAAATCGAACTTTTAGGTGACTGGCGGCTCTGATCACTACATTCGTTTCAACATCAGGTCCCCATGGCAAAGCAAAAGTTTAAAATCACCAACTGGCCCGCATATAACAATGCGCTCAGGCAGCGGGGGGACCTGACAGTATGGCTTGATGAGTCAGCCATTGCTGCATGGACTGAGAGTACACCACCTGAACATCGTGGCCGGCCGCTTCACTACACCGATATGGCCATTACCACGGTTCTGATGATAAAGCGCGTGTTTAACCTTTCGCTCCGGGCGTTACAGGGTTTCGTTGACTCGATTTTTAAACTGATGGGGCTGTCGCTGCGCTGCCCAGATTACTCTCTGGTCAGCCGGCGAGCAAAAACCGTCGACATCAGCATAAAAACGCCAACCCGCGGCGAAATCTCACACCTGGTCATCGATGGCACCGGCCTGAAAATCTTCGGCGAAGGCGAATGGAAAGTCAGGCAGCATGGGGCTGAGAGGCGCAGAGTATGGCGCAAGCTTCATCTGGCAGTAGATAGCGCGACACATGAAATTATCTGTGCCGATTTATCGCTAAGCGGCGCTTTGTTGAATAAATCCGAAATTTGTGACGACTTCCTTCCTATCAGGGCGATTGTTACATGATGCGGACGCTGTTTGGCATTCCTAACAGTGTGATCCGGTTAAGTGCTTTAACCATTGCCATTGCCTCACCTACCTGCGCGTCATAGTCATGCAGACTCAGATGACCACCCAGAAGTGTTTTAAACCGGAACATGGCCGTTTCAGCCAGTGAACGCCGGTGATAACCTACTTTCTTTTTCCAGGTATCGTTATTGCCGCTCAGATGCTGATTTGCCACCGCATGGTTACGCTCATGGTATCGAGCTGGCCAATATTGCGCACCACTTCGCGGTGGGATAAGCGGCTTTATGTTTTTCCTCAGCAGAGCATCATGACAGTAACGCGTATCGTAAGCACTGTCAGCCGACGCTTCCCTGATTTTCCGGTGGGTTTGGTTAATCAGCCCGGGCAGCGCCTGCGCATCTGTCGTACCGCTTAGCGATAAATCGGCACAGATAATTTCATGTGTCACGCTATCTACTGCCAGATGAAGCTTGCGCCATACTCTGCGCCTCTCAGCCCTATGCTGCCTGACTTTCCATTCGCCTTCGCCGAAGACTTTCAGGCCGGTGCCATCGATGACCAGGTGTGAGATTTCGCCGCGGGTTGGCGTTTTTATGCTGATGTCGACGGTTTTTGCTCGCCGGCTGACCAGAGAGTAATCTGGGCAGCGCAGCGATAGCCCCATCAGTTTAAAAATCGAGTCAACGAAACCCTGTAACGCCCGGAGCGAAAGGTTAAACACGCGCTTTATCATCAGAACCGTGGTAATGGCCATATCGGTGTAGTGAAGCGGCCGGCCACGATGTTCAGGTGGTGTACTCTCAGTCCATGCAGCAATGGCTGACTCATCAAGCCATACTGTCAGGTCCCCCCGCTGCCTGAGCGCATTGTTATATGCGGGCCAGTTGGTAATTTTAAACTTTTGCTTTGCCATGGGGACCTGATGTTGAAACGAATGTAGTGATCATAGCCGCCAGTCACCTAAAAGTTCGATTTATTCAACAAAGCCGCTAAGCGGTACGACAGATGCGCAGGCGCTGCCCGGGCTGATTAACCAAACCCACCGGAAAATCAGGGAAGCGTCGGCTGACAGTGCTTACGATACGCGTTACTGTCATGATGCTCTGCTGAGGAAAAAAATAAAGCCGCTTATCCCACCGCGAAGTGGTGCGCAATATTGGCCAGCTCGATACCATGAGCGTAACCATGCGGTGGCAAATCAGCATCTGAGCGGCAATAACGATACCTGGAAAAAGAAAGTAGGTTATCACCGGCGTTCACTGGCTGAAACGGCCATGTTCCGGTTTAAAATACTTCTGGGTGGTCATCTGAGTCTGCATGACTATGACGCGCAGGTAGGTGAGGCTATGGCAATGGTCAAAGCGCTTAACCGGATCACGTTGTTAGGAATGCCAAACAGCGTCCGCATCATGTAACAATCGCCCTGATAGGGAGGAAGTCGTCACAAATTTCGGATTTATTCAACAAAGCGTGTCATTCCCGTAAACCGCGACAGGTGTCCAGCTGAGCCGCCTTTTGGCATAGCAGAGAGGCTAAATATGCATGTGCTGACCAGCATCTGTTGTCTTGAGTTTTCATTGTCTCCTATGGGCATTTTTCTTGAGATTTTTCCGCAGGAGGTGGTAGCGCTTAAATTGGCACAGTGGGTCAGTTTTGGAGTAGCAGTGACACAGAAAAATGAATAGCGATATTTATACTCTACGGCTCTGTTTGTATCTGCATATTTCTGCATGAGTGATAATTATTTTGACGATCAATAACCAATAATTGATCGGTAAAACTTATATTTATATGTAGGAACTATATTGATGAATACACCAATCATACCATGGGTGGGAGGAAAGCGGAGGCTGGCTAAACATATTTTACCGTGCTTTCCTGCGCACAAATTCTACGTTGAACCATTCTGTGGAGGAGCTGCGCTGTTTTTCAGCAAGGATCCATCCACAGTCGAAGTGTTGAACGATATCAACGGGGATTTGATAAACCTCTATCGGGTAGTCAAGTACCATTTGGAGGAATTCGTCCACCAGTTCAAGTGGGCCTTGAGCAGCAGGCAGCTGTTTGATTGGCTGAAAGAAATACCTCCGCAAACGCTGACCGATATACAGCGTGCCGCCCGCTTTTACTGTCTTCAGCAGCTCACATTTGGTGGCAAAGTGAGCGGGCAGAACTTTGGTACTTCGGCTGTGCGATCACAGTCATTGAACCTCTTAAGAATCGAAGAACAGCTATCACAGGCTCACCTGCGTTTATCCCATGCAACCATAGAGCATCTTGGGTGGCAGGCTTGTATTGAAAAATATGATAGGCCACACTCATTGTTCTATCTTGATCCACCTTACTGGAAGACTCAAGGCTATGGCGCAGCGTTTGGTCTGGAGCAATACAGCATCATTGATAGCCTTGCTCATTCAATAGCAGGAAGAATGGTGATTTCAGTTAATGATATCCCAGAAATGAGGCTCATCTTCAAAAACCTTCATATCGACGTTGTTGACCTAAAATACTCATTAGGCAAGAACCGTCATAGTAAACGCGAGTTGGTCATTCGTAATTTCGCCTGA